TTGATTATAAAAAAATTGACACGCTTAAAGACGTTGATCTTGAGCAGTATCGAAAACCCGCATCAACTTACCAAAAAATTTCATACGAAAAGGAAATCTAAATGACCGCAATGATTACAGTAACAGGCAATGTTGGGCGAATCGACGTAAAAGAATTGACAGACGGCAACAAAGTCGTGAATTTCGGGGTAGCCAGCAATCAAAAACGCAAAGACAAAGAGACAACGACTTGGGTAAATTGCGTAGCTTTTTCCCAACTTGCAGGAATGTTAGAGCAGCATTTGCGGCAGGGAGCAAAAGTCCTAGTCATTGGAGATATGAAAAACCGAAGCTGGGAGAAAGACGGTGTGACTAATTATCGGACAGAATGCACAGTTAATCAGTTTGAGTTTTTATCTCCGAAATCTGAAGAATCTAGCAAATTTGAAAATAAAGATTTTCAAGATGACGAAATGCCGTTTTGATAGTTACTTTGTATTTGTTCACTGCGCTTGGAATATTTACTTGGGATCATTACTCGTCATTTATTGAGTGTAATAAGATTAAATCAGAGTTGTTTATTTTTCTAAAAGACCACGGCAATTCTGACGATCTTTTTTCTATTGAATGTATTAATCTGCACAATAAAGAGGAGAAATAATGCACCACTCTGTCAAAAAAGCTGACTGCACACCAGAGGAATGGCAAAAAGTATCCGCTATTCGCAGGGAGCAACAATATACCAGTCATCGTCATTTAGGGGACGAGGCTAATTTTTGGCTCCAAAAGCCGTGGGGCAAAGTTAAGAACCGCCCTTCCGAAGACTAATAAATTGAAGAATGTTTCATGTGAAACATAAGTGATTAACAGATTATTATCTTGGTTTAAAAAAGACCCTGTATTCGTTTTACGAGACGAAGAGATTTCTGATCCGTGGAAGGTAGAACTGCGAGATGCGTTAAACGCTAAAGACTCAAATAAAGCGGCTAATCTGATGCTGCTTGCTGAAGAAAAGCGAATAGCTGACGAATCTAGGCAGATACATTAGGGGGCCATAGTTTGTTGTGCTGGCTGTTGTGCTGTTTGCCGCTTAGCGGCCCTTATAACTGATTCTTCAACGCCCCCCATAGGGTCGAGCAATCTAGCGTCTCTGCGTCGAGCAGAATAAGCCTCACCAACATCTTTAATATATTCCCCTAATAGCGGGAACTTAGTTATTAGTGGTGATCTAACTAGAGCTGTCAAAGCAAAGCTAGATGGGCCACGCCCAGAGCTTACCGCTTGATCTGGCGTTCTAATTGTCCCGATTTTGATCACATCAGTAATTAGTTTTCGTTCTTCTGCTGTAAACATTTGTTTGTACAAACCGCGCTGATCAAGTTTACCTACAGCGGTTCCCAATTTTACAGGATTAAATTCTGGCTCGCCGCCGCGAAGCGTTCTTTTGTTAAGTGACCCATCTAACAAATCTCTAAGGATATACGACTTAAAATTGTTAAACGATTGCCGTCCTTTTTGACCACCGTTTTCTGACAACAAAAACTCTTTAACTTGTTTGAAACTTTCTTTGTCTGCGGATAGCAGTCTTTCTACCAATTTGTCCTCTGGAATCTTATTGTCAATAATATTTCTTAACAATTCGCGTTTCCCAATGTCTCTCTTGTCCCTTTTATCTCGACTCATTACGTCTTCAAAAATTGATTTTTCTGCTCTTGCTTCTGCAAAAATATCTTTTCCAACAGCTCTTTCAACATCTTCATCTAACGCATTTTTTAACACTCGTATGAAGTTCCTTTGCTGCCCTCCTTCTGGCCCAGGCTTTGATGCCCCGCTTATTTGATTTAGTAATTTTCTAATATTTTCAGCTTCTCCTACTGAAAGCCTTTTATTAGCAATAACCATTTTTCCATTTTTGTTTTCTATAATTACGCCTTGGTCTTCAAGAATGTTCTCAACGCGAGAAACTATCCCCCCAAGGTTCAAATCTGATTTTTTGTTAGAAATAACCGTTTGAGCAATATTACCAGCAATTACTGGCCTGCCTTCTATCCCCGCTTGCTCTCGCGCCGCTCGGTAAGCATTATCAACTGCTAAATCAGACTTTTTAGTAAAATCATCAATAGACTCAAATATTCGAGAGCCTATAACGTCCCTAGTCATAACTTGCCCGCCTACGTTATCATCAAGACGGTCTGCTTGGGTTTCTATAACTTTCCTAATTTGACGCTCTTGCGCCGCTACTGCGTCAACAACGCCGCCGCCGTCCGCACCTTGTTCTTTTATTGCTTCTCTTAGCTCTCTTTGATCCGATACATTGCGAGTTACATCTGGCCTCGTAGGCTCAACCCCGTAAGCCCTAAAAAGGTTATAACGCTCTGCCTGTTCTGGCGTTAACAAACTACTTACCTGTGGCTCAAGGTTATTCTGCGAAATGGCCCTCATAGCATCTTGTGTAAGGCTGCCGTCAGACGCAAACACTTGAATATTTGGACTCTTTTTTGAAACTAGACTTTTTATTCTAGTTTTTGCTTTGTTTGCTATGATGGGGGCAGCTACCTGAGAGCCTCTGATACCAGACCTTATCGCTCCGGTTTCAGCCGCTAACAAAGGAATAACTGGCAGAGCCTCGGTTGCTTTAGCAATTGTCTCGATGTACTCCTGACCAGCTTCGCCTCTTGGCTCATAGGTAAACTGCCCTGCTCTTTCAAATGCAGTACGTTGAGCGTCATTAGCTCCCTCTGTCGTTCCAAATTTGCCTTCAGCAATAGATTCGCCAATACCCTCTATTGTTCCACCGATCATTCCAAGTGCGCCTCCAGTTGCTCCGGTTAGGGTTGTCAATGCAGCCTCTCCAACACCAGCCGCCATATCCCCAAAAGAACGATCCTCTGGCTTTTTAGGCGTTAAGTATGGGTCAGAAAGAATGCCATCTTCTTCTGTGTACAGACCATATTCAAACTCATCTGAGCCATCGCCTTGGCGGTTCTTTACCCTAGCTAATCTTCTTTGAAAAGCTGACGTTGATTGTTGTTTATTTTGTTCAATACGTTTAAGGCGATCTGAAAAAGCACTCATAGTGAATTCCTTAATTCCTCTATAGTAACTATCCCATCTTTAATAGCTTGGGCGGCTTCTTTTCTTTCTTCTTCTGGCAAAAAATCTAAGTTAGGCGCAGAGGTAAATTGCTTCGTATTCAATTCCGTAGCCTCTGATTCTAACGCTTCTTGCTCCTTAATGTATTTTTTAAGCAAACGCACGTTTGTCCTTTCATCTTTTCCAATACCAAAAACTGCCTTCTTTGCGCCCTCGACATCTTCATTGGTCGGCCTCACTTCACCCATCGCTTTAAGCATTTGTCGCGCTGCCACTTCCGCAAAAGCGTCAAGTTCTTCGTCAAATTGTCCTTGCGAAGTGTAAGCACCAGGGATATAACTTGCCGCCGCCCTTCCTGCTCCACTGTCTACCTCATCGAGATTAAAATATTCTAAATCTTTTGTTTCTCCTTTAAATGCGCCTAAAAACCTTTTTGCTTGTTCTAACGAAGATTTTCTTGACGCGCCGCCTTCTTGTAAATCAAGTCTGCGTTTAGCGTTTTTTTTAATTTCTTCTTTTTCTATAAACGTAGGCTCAACAACTTCGCCTTTTGTTTTTTTGACTCTAGCTTTAGTATCTAGGCTTTTAAATCTTTCATTTGTTGTATTTCGGTTTCGATACTCATCCCGCTCATCTGGCGTTAAATACTCTAGCAACTCTAAATCCAACTGTCTTGCTGGCCGATTAGCCTGCTCTCTTGCCTGTCGTCTTTGTTCTGGAGTTGCCAGTGTCGTTCCTGCCCTACCGTCAACGCTCACATTATTAGGCAAAAAGTCGTTTATCATTTGCTCTTCTTGCGTTAACACTTTTGGAGCAGCCCCAAATCTATTTGTTCCAGTATTAACCGTTGGAGAAACATTACTAGACGACGACTGCTCCACGTTCTGCACTGAAGCGGTTGGCATCCCAAGACCAGTAGTTATAGTTTGCCCAATCTGCGTACCGCTGTTTGGATCAATAAACCTGACTGTAGGGTTTCCTGCGGCATCAGTAACAGTCTCTTGAAGTAATATACTGCCATCACCCATTTCAACTCTGTTTAATGCAGTTTTACTTTTTGGCCCAACTCCACTCATGTCAAAGTAATCAATCTTTTCCTTTGGCATCTTAAAGTTCATGCGTTCTCTAGCTTTTTGTAATTCTGCTTGGTTGCTAGGTACAGGAGGCGCACTGCCATAGGCTTTTGCTCCAGCAAATGTTGGATTCGCCATTTCTTGTTCAGCTATAGACTTTTCAGCTATACGTTCCTGTCTGCCCAAGCGACCCTTGTTGATCATGCCGCCTAACAGATTGCCAATTTGACCGCCTAAATCACCGTAAACATCTTTACCTTCAAAGCCTGGTATAACTTGCGGCCCTTCTCTAGTCATTACTGTGCGCCGACCAAACCTATCTTCCATGTAAGGTATGCTCGTCGTTGTGCCGTCAGCGTTAACTACATCCTGCATTCCTTTTTTGGGCGCATTCAACTGTTTGCCAGCGTTGGCGATTTGCATTATTTCGTCTAGTCTGTTCGCCATTTTAAAATCCTAATGTTTTTTTAAGAATGTTATAGCCAGTATTAACTAGGCCAGTGTTTCTTTGTCTTTTGTTTAATTGTTCTCCGGCAGATATTCTTCCTAGCTCCTCGTAGATTGGCCTTCCCTGAGTGGAAAAGGTATCAGTGTTTCCTGTCAGACCTTCCGCGCCAGCTAACCCCATGTCTATCAACGGAGTCATTTGGTTAAACAACTGAGTATTTCTGTTCTGAGCGTCTGTATTTGCTAGTACGCTTTGATCAAAGCGTTGACCAATATCTTTTTGTTGGCTGTTGAAACGTGCCAAGTCACCTTCTAAGAACATGTCATCTTGACCTGCTTGAACGTCTGAAAGCGTACTTAACAAGTTAAGGTTTCGAGTGTAATCGTCTTGACCCTGCCCCAGTAGCTGCGAGTAAAACTGCTGGTCTGCTCCAAGCTGCGAGGCGTCTTGAACTCTACCAATGTCTGCTAAGTCTCCTGCGTATTGAGCCGCCGTACCTATGGCTTGATTTTGAAGTTCTTGCAACGTGCCGCCAGAGTTTAAGCGGCCTTGAGCTGCTGCGGTTGATTCAATTGCTCTTCTGCCTTCGTCTTGCAAGAATCTTAATGTAGGATCTTCGGGGTTAAACGGGTCAATCTGATTAACACTAGTTCTTATAGCATCTGGCGATGCACCGACATCGTAATTTGCCAGTAAATCAGCAACGTCAATTTGATTTAAGCCACTAGGGTCTACGGTATCAACTGATTGTATCAGCGGTAGAATATCAACTTCTGGCTGGATCTCATATTCATCACCTAGCTGTTGATTGACCAAATCCCGCAGTTGATTAATTTGAAAATCAGCGCGGGTATTGTCTTCAATGATGTTGCCTTCAGCATCAGTAATCGGCAGACCTAAGTTTCTAAAAAGCTGAAACGTGTCTTGCCGTCCCATCAATTCGCGCAAAAACTCTAATTCTTTTGCTTGCGCTTTTTCTTGTGCGTCAACAGCGTATTTTTGAGATAAATAATCTTGAGCCGCTGCGCCTACAACGTCAGCCGCTTGTGGAATAAAGTTAGTTGTAACAGTGTTAAGAACGTCACCAATGCTAGACGTTGCGTCTGACTCCGCATCAGATTCAGAGCTTGACTCGCCTTGCCCAAGTCCAATAGGTGTATTTACAAAAGGAGGGGTTCCAAAAGGGTAATCTGTATCGCGTCTGTCGCCTAGCAATAAGTCTAGCAAAAATTTTTCAAAGTCCATGCGCTCACCTCCGTCGTCATCTCTTCTGTCATCGTCTGGGTTTGGGTTTGGGTTTGGGTTTGGGGGGTTGTTATTTATATCTTCTGAGCCTGGAAGTTGACCGTTGTTGTCATTGTTTCCGTTGTTGTCATTGTTTGGATTTTCGTTAGGATTACCATCATTAGGATTGCCTTCGCTGGGATTACCTTCGTTAGGATTGCCTTCGTTAGGATTGCCTTCGTTAGGATTCTCCTCACTAGGTGGTAATTCACCCTCTCCAATTGGATCTTCATTTGGGTTTGTGGGGGGAACAAAATCAGGGTTTTCTGGATTTAGCGTTGGATTCTCTTCGTAAAAATCATCAACGCGAACACCAAATATCTTGAGTACATCGTCAAGTAATTGCGGCTCTGATCTTGCTCTCCATAAATTATCGCCAAAAACAGCACCCAAGATTCCAAGTATGCTTAAATTTAATCCAGCGTCACTGTCACGCCGGTCTATTAAAACCTTAGTAGCGTCCACATCAATTAGCGGAGAATCAGGAATAAAATCAGTAAATGATGACCCAGGTGGTGGCGGTGGCGGGTTGTTATCTATCTCACTTTCTGGCGGTAAATTAGAGGCTGGCGGGTTATTCCATGTTGAAGGGTCTTGATAATTAGCATCCCCAGCAACAGTCACACCTCCATAATTAGCCCCATCACGCCGCTGTCGCATCGCGTCATAGTCATAAAATTCTTCGTTGCTAAAAACACCGTCACCGTCTGAATCTACCCCGCCATCCTTTAATATCTCTGCAAGAGTGTTTTGGCTGTAGTTGTTATTGTTGTTGGGGTTTGTGCCGTATCTACCGTCTGTTGGCCTCCATGCTCCTAACTCTGCATCGTTTACAACACCATCGTTGTTAGTGTCGCCGCCATCACCGGCTGCAAATACTTTGTTTAGCTCGTTCTCTGTATAAGGCTGACCGCTTTCATTTAGACCCATCACTGAACGTAATTCAGTGACTGTCAAAGGAATGCCAAAAGTATCAATTAACCCTTGTGCGCCGTCTGACGCTGCTGCCCCTTGTAGGTTTAGCATTGAGCCAAGCATTGCCAAACCTTGATTTATATCGCCTTCTAAAAAGTAACGCCGAATTCTAATAGTGGGGTCAGGGTTGCCATGTCCGGCCATATCACCTTCAAATGGATCTCTGCCCCCAGTATCTGACGGGTATGCAGGAGTATTATTTGCCGCTCGATCTCTTAAATCATTAAGCTGGTCTGCTGTAGCCATCAGATCACCACGTATTCGCCAGAGGCGTCTAAGTAAATTACGCGCAAGACATCGTATCGACTTGCAATGCTTTTAGTCGCACTGCCGTCGATTGTCTCTGCTCCTTCGGTGTCCACTGTCACTGCTCCTGCTCCCATCCGTTTCACAATAATTTGCTGACCATCTTTTGGGCTGATGTGTAACGACACTGTCACACTGTTGCCGCTATCAACTTCTACGATTTCTAACGCAGCCGCGCCCGTGGTGGTATACGCTGCTGTCTGCCGACTGTAAAACGGTTTGATGAGATCAAACATATCAATAACGACTTGACGCAACGGCTCCACTTCAGCAACCACTTTGATTGCTTTTGGATCTCTCAGTATTCGGGTTGTCATTTAAAAAGCTCAGTTCCTTCGCTAACCATCTTGGGAATGCAATATGCCGATATGTTCTCTTGCCAAATATAAGACTGCTTGTTTGGCCCTAATTCACCACGCTCTATAGCTCTGGCAAACTGATTGCATCTGTACACATCCTCAAACAACATATCGTCAGTGCTTACTGTTTCCCCGTCAACAATGACAACAAGTAAAAATGCCATCAACATTAGCCGCCCTGCCGATACATCCATATTCCCGCTACTAAAAAAATCATAAAGAAAACCCACGCAAACACTGCCGTTCCTACTAACTTCATCGTTTTCTTAAACTCAGCCCTTCGCTTTTTTAAGATCCGAAGTTCTTTCTCATGTGCGTAGCGGCTTTCCTCCATTCTAGCTTTGATGCTTTTATACAGGTCAAACTGTCCCTGCATCATACAAATGTCTTTCAACTGTTGATCAAAATTAGCTAGTTGTCTCTTCGCACTCTCCATCTTCAAGGCATCTTTATAAGACATTGCCCCAGCTTTAGCTTTTTCTACATCATTGTATTTTTCGTCAGCTTCTGCCCAAGATCCTAGTATTGTGTCTAAATTGCCCTTTCCTTCTTTGACCGTGGCTATGCCATCATTAAGTGCCTTTAAAGCACTAAGTACAGCAACAACTTCTCCGATCATTAGAGATCTTTAGACAGGAACACCGCACCCAGCATAAAAGGGTACATAGCCCATATGAGAGCTTCTAGCCTAACCATCCTAGAAGATCCTCGTTCTAAGCGTTCTTCAATAGATTTAAATCTTAGAGCGCATTCCGCTTCGTGCTTATCCAGGCCCTTCATCAACTGGGTTCAGGCCAGTTCTGTGCGCCCATTACCGCAGCCAGAGCATCAACATCTGCTGCACCAGTAATTGCTGTTTTAAGTCTTTCGTATTCTGTAATAACTGCTGCGCGGTAAGTAACGGCTGCGTCTGGTATAGCGACTTCACGCTCTGCCTTTCGTATCACCATCCAATCTGTGCCAGCTAATGCGGTGTTGGCCTGAGATTTGATCTGAGCTTTCATGGTGTGCTTTAGACCACGAGTGATTAGCTTATCGCTAGTGTCCACCATTGCGCCTTCACCGCCGTTTGCGGTTGCATCCCAGACTTGTACATACAACTGATTGCCATCTTTGTCTTTAGCGTCAACGTCTTCAATAGCCATAGCGGTGTTAGTGAAGCCTTGTGTAGCTACACCGTCCACAAGCGTCACATCGCCTTGCGTGACCCAGTAATACTTACGATCTTTCTGCTCACCAAGAACAATGTCTTGTAGACCATTAACTGTCTTGAAGTCTGAGTCAGCTACTCCTGCTGGAAAGCTGGTGTTTGGGAACAACTGCCGGATGGTACCCGTTGCCGATATCGCCCCGTCTATAATTTGTGCGTACATATTATTCTCCTGTTATCGGGCGTTGGCTGTTTTAAAGGGTGACTCTGCAAAAGCCATGTAGAGGTAGACTCCATTGTTAGCGTTTCGGGAAGAATGGGTGTCTCTCATTTTAAAACCATTGCTGTTAATATCTAGCATGTTTGCAATGGTATACTCTGATACTGAGTTTTCTGCCAGAAGCACCTTATCTACAACATTAAAAGGGCTTCTTTTATTGTCAAACATAACCCACTCTGCGGCAGAGTCAGTTCTTTTAATCATCACCCAAGCAGGCTTGAAACCCGTAGAAATAAATGGCCCCGACGCATTTCCGTTGCCGGTGTAAATGCCAATTTTGCTGAAGCCCGGTTTTGAGGCGAAACAGTAAGCCACAACCGTTTGATTGTTAGAGTAGCTAGAATAAAAAATAGATGAACTAGGGAGTGTTCCAGATGCGTTTGAGTTAGCCGCAGTCGTATTTAATACCAGATAATCGAGTGACCCATCTACTACATTGTGTACAAAGTACCAATCACCTGACGCACTTCTGCTTTTTGTTATTACAACTTCAGGAATAACTCCAAGACCGTGTCCGTAAGTTGTCCATGAGCCAGTTCCTGTAAAACTAGCAATGCTAAACCCAGCCGCTTGGTTTGCTGATACTGAAGAGGCTTGATTGCCATCATTATTTGTTGACCCTGCTCCGTTGGCTTTCCAGTTCCAAGAGACATAGTTTTCGCTGCTTGCATTGAAGGCATCACCGACAGTTGTGGGGGATAGCCTAAAGCCGTCAGTTTGAAAGGGGCCGAAATACGCTTCATTATTAGCTTCAGCATAACTAAGGTCAGAATAAAGAGTCTTACCCGCACCTCTAACGGCATCGTTAAGTACATGTGAATCCGCTTGGCTTCTGTTTTTTATCCAAACAAAATCAGGTTGAAACCCGACTCCGCTAATATCATGGTTCGTTGAGCCATCTCCTGTATACAAAACCGTATTAAACTGCGCTGACGGCAGGGGGATGGCTGGGGCTGGGAGGTTGGCGGTGCAGAGTGCTTTAAATCCAGAAGGAGGAGCGTAGTAGAAATCCCCAATGCCGTTTGTGTCTGCGTTTCCTTGGGCAGTTACAGCACCGTTAAACGTGCCGTTCTGACCAAAGTTTATATCGGTTGGTTGTGATCCGCTTCCACCAGAAGCGTTTGAAAACGCTGCTGCATAAGAACCTGCTGTTACGTCTTCAGAAACATATCCTTGATCTGTGTTGTTTAACTTGAACCCGACTTTCCTGTTGTCAGAATCATAGTAGCAAGAAATAATGTACGTTTGGCCGCTTGTGAACCAAGCTGTTCCGTAACTAGATTCAGTAGCATTAATGTTTTTTACTCCACCGGCATTGACGTAGCCGTACCCAAGACTTCCTGCGTATGACATTCTAGGCAGCTCTCCTTTTGGAACTATGCCCATAATAAATCCAAGACCAGTATAGGTTTGCCGCATTTCCCAGTACCATTTTCCAGAACCGGCAGGCATATCTATGGTTGAAACGGCTTGCTGCCCGTTTGTAATACTGGCCGATCGGAAAACACCGTGCAGATTTCCTTCAGATAATACCATTCCAGATGTTGCTGATACTGCGGGATTCAAAGTAGCAAAGTTGTTCAAAGGCGTGTCGATTACAACGTCAGAGTTGGCTGTATTAACAGCGGTCAGATCGTTACCTTCTCCTGAACTATCAGTGCCTATAGCACCGCTGGCAAACTTTAGATAGAACCCATTAGTTCCGTAACTACCGCCTGTGTATTCTTTGGGTATCCATTGCCCTGTGTCTGAGTTGGTTTCACCGAAGTCGCTTGCTGCTTTTGCAGCACCGTCGATAAAGTGTGTTTCTGCTAAATAGCCAATACTGTATGCAGTAGCATTTAACGCACCAAGATAAAATACATCAGTAGTGTTATTTACAGGAAGTTCTAAGTTTTGGCTTGGGTAAGTGTTTTGGCCGCTTTGGAACGAAGTTTGTTGCACTCCGTTAATGTACATTTTTACTCGATTACTTGCTGTACTTTGTGTTGTATCAACTGCTAACACTATGTGATACCAAGCTGACATATCTCGAAATACGGCAGTAGTAGCCAGCCTTATTTGATGCCCCGCCGCAGTGTAATAACCAAGTTTTAAGGCTCTTTCATCAGAACCGGATTCAAACAAAAAATTTAGGTCTTGGGCAAAAATTGCAGAGATGGCATTCTCTGTTGCTCTTTTTATCCAACAACTAAGAGTAAATGTTCTACGGTTTCCAGCACTGCCGGGTGTGCGTTTAAGATGAGCGTTCCCAACGTCATCAAGTATCAACGACTGCTCTATCTCGAAGTCACCAGCAACAGCACCACTACCCATCATTACTTTTTTAGCAACTGTACTCATTAGCTCATTACCTGACCGGCTGTAAATCCGTAATAATTTGTGCCACCGTCTACCGTGTAGAACACAAAAATGTCTACGTTATCGTTTCCGGTGCTAAGTGTTGGAGCGGTGTCTGCTGCCCACTTGATACTTGAGTTCCACGTTATAGTTCTAGCCGTAGATCCTTGTATGATTTTAAGTGTAGCCGCGCTTACCTTGCCAGACGCTGCTGGGTTGGTAAAAGATATAGTAGTGTTTTCCGTTAAATCATGACTGAAGTTACCAGCCGTTCTCAGGTTCAGTGAAACAACATTGGAGCTAGAAGTAACTGCCGCGTACTCTTCGCTGAACCCATTATCTAAAGTAACAACTCCGTTAGCATCTGCGGTAACTGCTTTGGAAGCTGCGGTTAGACCCAGTGTCGCTATATCTAGATAGTTAAGCTCTGCGCCCGTTGCTGTTACTGCTGTCCCTGCATAGTTAAAGTTACCTGCTGCTACATTAACTTCACCTGTGCCTTTTGGCGTAAGCGTCAGGTCTATGTTGTCATCACCACCGGATGTTCCGATAATTACCGCGCCGCCAGTTGCCGCGTTAGTTAACTCAAGCTCATTGACCGCACTGCTAGTGGTCTGCATCTTGATAAGCTCATTGCCATTTGCATCAGCAAGAAACCCACCGTCTACAATCTTGGCAGCGGTTAATGTCTTATTGGTAAACGTGGTTGTACTACTAGCAGTTACACCAGACTGATTATTGTCAACGTAGGCTTTTATACTTTGCTGCGTTGCCAACTTAGTCGCAGAATTAGATGCCATGTTGTCTTCATCTAAGATTGCTGTACCGCTAACACCTGTATTTAACACTGCTGACGTTAAGGTCTTGTTTGTCAGAGTCTGAGTTGCGGTGTCGCCTACAAGATTGCTCGTTGTTGCCGGAAGAGTTAACGACACATTGCCGCTAAAAGCAGAGTGAGCAGGAGCTAACAGCCTTGCATAGTGCGCGTTTGAGCTTTCGCAATAGAAGTCAACGTAAGACTGTGCGCCTCCGTTCTTTATCGCTATAGCACCTTGGCTGATAGCTACGCCATTTGACGAACCGCCACCGATACCCATTGATGTTACAACGTCAAGCGCGTGGGCTAACTTTGCGCTAGTTACTGCGTCATCAGCTAATTTAGCCGTTGTGATAGATCCGTCAGCTATTCCTGCTGAACTTACATTGACCCACGAAAGTACGCCTGATCCATTTGTCTGCAATACTTGATTGTTGTCGCCGTCATCGCCTGGCATTGTTAGTGTGTAGCTACTGCCTAAAGTAGCGGGTGCTTGCATTGCAACATACTCACCGCCAGATGAATCTTGTAACCTAAGATCGCCTTGCGCGGTAATATCTACTTGCGTAGCAACGACAGTGCTTGCTGTACTAGCACCAATTGGCGTGTTGTTGATTGAGCCGCCCGTGACTACTGGTGCTGAAACTACTGGCGCGGTCAAGGTCTTATTTGTTAGCGTGTCCGTTGTTGCTTTACCCACTAGGGTATCGGTTGCTGCTGGAAGTGTTACTGTAACGTCAGATGTCGCCGCGGGGCCGATCAAAGTAACTGCGTTAGTACCGTTGTCCGTATCCTCTTTAAATAAGATGCTTCCTGCTGCACTACTTGTGCCTGATAACACTGGAGCAGAAAGCAGCGGAGCCGTCAGAGTCTTGTTTGTTAATGTCTGGGTATGAGCCTCAAAAACAAAGCTGTCGTTGCCAGTTAACAAAGGCAAAGATACCGTTCTGTCTGCTGCGAGGTTAGCCGCTGCAAACACATACTGGTGATCTGCGCTGCTGTCGTTGATCTGTGGAGTTGTTAATACAGGGCTAGTCAACGTCTTGTTGGTCAGGGTTTGTGTCGCTGCTGTACCGACTGACTCGTACCAAGTCCCTAATGAACCGCCATCGTCTGCATTCCACCAAAGCTCATTAGACTCTGTAATCGCCAACTGACCGTATCTGATTTCGCCCGTTGCAGTTGTGTTTCTGACTGCGGAGATCAACACCGCCCTATCGGTTGACGGCGCGTTAGAGCTTGACGCTTGTAGCGCGTAAAAGCCTGACTTCTTTAAACTCGTTGCTGTCGTGTCACTTGCATCACTAATTGAAGTGTTACCAGCGTTTGAGGCGTCAGAATCATCAAGAATGGTCTGAAGCTGCGTTGTTGTTTGCGTTAACTGGCCCATACTATCCTCTTAATATTTGTGCGTCGATTGCCGCATCAAGAATGTCTACCTTTGTGTTGCTAGTGGTTTCTACCCGCACAATAATCTCTCTGCTTTTGCCAATTGAGTTAATGTCAATTGTTTTGTTTCCATCAACGGTCATCGTGTTAATCGTAGAAAAGCTATTTAAATCCTTTGATACTTTCAACGCAACGCTTGAGCTTGCAGAAGCATCAATGTGCAACTTAACCTTATCTATCACCATCTCAGCACCGCCTACGTCCATTACTTCTGACGAAATTAATGGAAGGTCTTTGCGGCGCGTCATATTTGCGCCGTCTTGCTGAAAGTTGGAAAAGTCTAATTTGTATATTTTCTTATTGGCAGAGTGCGCGGCTAAAACAAGATTGTAGCCATGAACAATAGACGTAGTCATGAAGTCTTTTTCAAACCAAGTCTGTGACGTAACGTGATACGTCCAAATCTGACCTTGTTCGCTAAAAATAAAGTCAACAAAGGTTTCTTGGTGCAAGGAGTACGCCGTAACTCTTGCGGTAGCAAAGTCTGTTGCGCCAAACGATGCCCATTCTTCTCCGATAGCAGGAACAAACAACGGTTGAAAGTTTTCGCCTTGGATCATCCCAGGTCTACGATTACCGTCAATAAAGTAAATAATTCCGTCAATCGCATCTACAGCGTAAGTCCCGCATATACCCTGCGTTATAACTGCTTGTCTGCTCAAGGGCGGTCTACCTGTACCGCTAGTAAACCATATCTCTGTCGTTGTCTCGCCAAAGAGATAAAGAAGCTGGTTAAGACTGAAAACTCTAAGAAGGTCATCAGGTAAAGACTCTGCTTGAGCAAAGTCCAAAGAGGCTATGCTTGTGCCGTCATTTAGAGCAGACACAACAAAAAACCCGTCCGGCTGCTGATAGATGAAACGGGAATCTAAGAAAGCAACGGAGCTTGTTAGCAGTAGATCGCCGTCACTGATTTCTGCTAAACCACCGGCAACGGTATAGATGTAAGCGTCAGGCGTCCCGCCAGTGGTTATTATTAACTGGTTAGCGTCTGTTGCCATTACAACGGGAGTAGGCGAGTTTCTTATTTCACCAATAAAAACAGCCGTTCCTGAGTTGTCAATCGAGTACAACGCAGATCCAGTGACTTGATACAACAGACCGTTTGGCCCGTTAGCAATCATACCTCTGTCTGCACCGCCTGGTGTTACTGACACATCAACCGTATCACCCGCTGCATCAGTTATTGCAGACGCGTTCGAATCTGTAAGAGTCTCGCCAGTTGCTTGAAACGATGCAAAGGTGACGTGACCAGGAAACTGTCTATAACCTCTTAACGTATTAGGAAAAAGGTTGAGCGTCTGCTGTCGATTCGCGTCTAAGCGCGTTGATTGATAGCTAGACTCTAACGGTACGGAGGCTCTCATAAACTATCACTATTTATATTGTAGCGGCCTTGCGTCCATTTTAAATCAGAGTTGTTGACAGAAATATCAAAGGTAACGTCACTTTCTAATCGGTCTTTGGTTTCTTTTGCTATTTCAAAAACCACTGGAGAAGGATCTATACCAAACTCAGCGGATACCTCTACTGCTAGGTTATAAGCCATAGCTCTAACAGCACCGTCTGGAATATCTAACGTATCGCCGACGGCTGATGGCGCAGGAATGTTAAGCAGACCGTCTTCACCAAACTCGTTAATTAAATTCTTGAGCGCAGTAAATACGTCTGTGTTTTTGTTTGAGTCATCAGTCGAAAAGGTTACGCCTGACGTTCTTACACGCAGAAGACTTGTCGCCTGATCTATTATGTTTTGACTAGTTGCCATATTTGCACCAAATAAAAATGGGGGCCGAAGCCCCCAAATGGTTCTAGTTGATGCCAACCCGACAAGCGATTTCTGGACGAATCGTCTTGAATCCGTATAAAATATCTATACGACATGGGAAGGTGTCAGCACTGATTGAGTAGTCACGAACGATTCTCATAGAGATACCGTCCATTACTTCTCTCGCAGTAAAGTCAACGCCTTCTGGCTTCACAAGGTCTGCTGTTGCAAAACAAAAAGCATCTTTGTGATAAGCCAAAGTATCAACCCAGTCAGCACCGTTGCCGCCACCAACTTTTGATATCGCAGCGTTATCGGCAGGAACAGCACTTACGTTCTGAGTTCCACCCGTAGCAACTAAACCAGGAGAGATTGCCAACGAAGTTGCTGACGTTCCTGAGTTTGCAGTAACAACAAAGTTCTGAAGAACTCCAGTGTCAGCTTTAGTCTCAGGATGCACACGGTTAACACCAGCAATAGTGACAATGTCACCAACTAAGAAGGTAGTTGTTCCACCGTCTACAGTCATACTTGTGCCTGACTGTGATGCACCGTTGATCAAATAGCCTGTTGTCGCTGCTGCTGTACCAGTAGTATGCGTAGGAACGAGAGTATTCTCGTAGTGATCGAAACCACTAATTCTTCCTAACATGCCTTCTTTGTACTGCTTGGCGATTTGCCCAGAGTCTTGGAAAAGACCCTTGGTGTCTGCAAGCATGTCAACAACTGACTGAGGATCGTGCATGTACTGCCGGTTGTCGTAAGGTGCAAGACCTAGCGTCAGTTCTTTCTGAGCTTTGGTGATATTTGAAAACGTGTTAGCAGAGCCGACTCCGTTTACAAAATTACTCACATCTTTTGACATGCTAAATGCGTCTGACTCAATGTTAGAAGCAAGTACAGCCATTGCTGGCTCAATATACCGCTCCTTAAATTGGTCAATATGCAAAGACAGTTCTTCGCTTGAGAACGTGAAGTCAACACCCTTTTGCGTAGCCACTGAAAGCGTCACGCTATTTTCTGCAATGTCTTGGCTGCTTAGTGCCGCGCCAGTTCGTACAGTAAATTGGTTAGGGAGTCGGATTTTAAGATCGTTACCGATCTTCGCGCCTGACTTAGCGTATTGGTCATCATACTGCCGATTTATTGTTCCAACGAAATTCAGTTTCTGATGTAGTACAGCCAAGGCTTCTTTGGTGATAATGCTCGGTGTGAGCAGTGAATTAGCCATTTTAATTACCTATTTAGTATAGCCTCTATGCCTTCTATATTCGTCGGGCGACATCTTGTCAGGGTCTTTCGACACCTTTCCTCTTGGAGTCACCGTTCGACTAGGCGTTGGGGCATTAGTGGTATTAGCCGACTTCGTGCGAGAGTTAATAGAAAGAGCCGTACTTATCTTCGTCAAATCAACTAGAGCTTCCCGATCACCTTTGCGATTAATTGCATTAGCAATGCTTGGGTTGTTACTCAAGTAATAAGCAACCGCTGGGCCGTTATCCATATCCACAATTTCTCTTGCCACAAAGTCGCTCTGATGAAAATCAGGGCTGCTTAATCGCTGTTGAAAATCAGGATAATCAATTGCAAAATCGTTAGCCTTCTCCACAAACACGCTTTGTGCGATATGTGCTTTCTGGCTTTGAAGTTGAGCAATTTGAGCCTGTTGTTGTTGCGTCATTACCTGTTGAACATTCTGCTGATTCAACGAGGATGTATACTCTAGAACCGCTTGTTGATGCCTTCCTTCATCATAATCGTGATCTTCAAGCCTTGGATACGCTCTAGGCGTTTCTTGAGGCTGTTGATACTGCGATTCAAGGAAGGCAACTTGTTGCTCAAGCTGTTGCACTTTCGTATTAGCTTCGTTTTTCTGTCGTGCCAGTTGAGAGATCCTTTGCTGGACAGAGTTGCGCTTTTGCTGCTTCTCTTCTTCCTGCTTTTCGACTGTCTCCTCGTCGGATAGCTCTGCTGCTTCTTGTTCACCTTCTGGTGTCTCAATGGCTTCAGAGGTTTCGCCTTGCGGCTCTTGAGAATCTATAACGGCGTTCTCTATGTTTTCCGTAGGCAATAAATCGCCATCAGCGTTAGCTGCATCAGTTTCCATGAGTTTCGTCTCCACGAATTTAACCTTGCTTTAAAGGGCAGCAAGTAGACCCACGCTTTTACGGTGCGCTAGACCGGATTGTCTTCTTCGTAAAACGAGCTAGGGTTTAGCCCTGTTTCTTGACTAAGAAGTGCGGCGGCTGCTGGAATAGCAATGCCGTACTTTTTAGCTATTGAAATTAGTCTGTCATCAAAGATAACGTAGTTATGTGACCCGCCGTCTTTGTTGCGGCTGAATCCATCTTTGTAACGAATGCCTTTGATGCCTTTTTTAGCTAAAGCGGCTGACGCTTCTGATGCGCCATCAAACCTTGAGCTTGAGTCAAATGGCGGCATATTTTCTACGCCTTGAATGTCTCGATAAATAACAGAACCTTTCGGGTTTCTAGGCTCTTTTGGAAGCGGTACAGAAAGCCCTTCTTCTGGCCCATATAAGGCTTTTAAAAGAGCGTTATCGTATTCACTTACCTGTTCTGGAGTGGTTTTGTAGTCATAATCTTTTAAAACATTTCTAACTAATTCACTTTGTTCGGTCAGCGGAATATCGTAATCAAGGAACTCGTCAGGAGTAGCGTCTATACCTACTTCATACATATATCCTTTTTGCTTTTCTATTTTTATAGGATTGACTAAATCAAACGCTTGAACAATTGCTCTTCGAGTTCCATCATCAATTACTGCAATGCCGTCTTCGTCATACTCATCTAAAATGTCATTATTGTTTTTGTAAAAATTTCGAGTATTGAGACGGTCAGATTGGCTGCTGCCTTCCAGCATTCCTAATGCAACTCTGTCTGCTGCATCTTCAGCAACAGAGGATTCAAAACCATTTTGCTCCAACTGTTTTTGAATTTTGTTTCTTGTCCGACTAAATCCTGCATCACCTATTAATTTCCCGCTTTCTAAAAACTCCGCTGCTTCTGCCTCATTACGAAACGTAGGCATGTCAGTGTCTAAAAAACCGCTTTCTTTGTCGTACAATTTCCATTTATTATTTACGTCTCGACCAATCTCATAATCATCTTTTAAAGATGGATCAAAAAATTCTGTTCTCTCTTCTGAAAGATTATTTCTGTACCCTATTGCTACATCTTCATTGCCAGCAACGTATGCGCCATGCCCATAAGCCTGCGCTCCCTCGCCTGTACCCATTTTAGAGTTGTCAAAATGACCTTGTGGGAAATGCTCAATAAACTCATGGTTGTCAGGGCTATTCTGTACAACTGGATGATTTTTATAAGAGCCAAATCTATCAGTCTCAACGTAATACGTTTTCCCTGTTTCTTTGTTAACGATCATGTCTACAGGAGGAAAGTCGTGGGGTGAACCATGAAACGCTTTAATGCCTGGAACCTTTCGCACAAACGGTATCGCCATCATCACGCTTGAGCCGATCTCTCTTGCTGCGTCTTCACCAAACGTCTCTTGAATGCGCGGCACTACCGTGTTGTTTAAGTAGTTAACCGCTTCATCAACACCTAGCGCGTCCATGACCTTCATTACACCGTTGGTCAATGACTGTAGCCCTGCTTGCCCTTCCATCGTTCTAGGGTTGTAGGTCAAACTTTCAGACACTTCTTCTGCGCGTCTTACGCCTTCGCTGGGTAGTCCGGTCTTGTTTAGCTCTGTCATCCCTGCTGCGTAGGCTGGGATCTCTGCGAGAATGTTTGACCCTGCGGTCATTGCTGGTTCAACAACTCCTGCAAGTCGATTGCTGCCTCTGGGCATTGCTGGTGTCCGGTTCAGCCTTAAAAGATTTTCAAGCTGATTAGCCACGCGATGCTAAAAGACCTCTGAGCCTGTTCATCATCTCGCCGCCTTGTTGCTGACCTTGAGGCTGACCCATCTGAGCTATACGTCCCATACGGCCTTGCTGCATTCCCTGCTGCATTCCTTGGGGTTCACGGTAAGGAATAAACGTCTGCAAGCCAACCTTCGGATCTATCACGACCTGATACTTCTTTCCGTCTTTGCCCGTGACTAACTGCTGAGAGTTAGGCATCTCAGGCATTCCAGTCTGAGGCGTAGACGTAGGCAAAGCCATGTTCGGACGCTGACCCATCTGGTTTACTAGAGCTTGCGCTCCACCAGCACCAGTGCCAGGAGTCTCACGCCTAGCCATCAGCATGTTTTCGACAGGAGGTCTAGTTTGCATGTTCATTTGTTGTAACCGCCTTTCTTTTTAGCTTTAGGCTTTGCGTTTCTTGCTTTTGCCGCTGCTTTCATTCCTGATTTAGTGTATGAATATTTTTTACCGTTTACATTTGGCATATTTGTTCCTATTTGTCGTATTTAGATTTATTGGATTTTACTGACTGTTTTAAATCTTGTGCATGGAACAAAGGCACACTGTTTTTAGTGTGTGTTTTACCGCTGTGCAACGTGCCGTCAGCCATCTTGTGAGAATCGCCAGTGTGTAACGAACCGTTCCGTTTGTAGTGTTTTACGCCTTTCATAAATTACTCTCTATTTATCGTAATTAGGTTTAGCGGTTTTTTTTGCTGCTTTAAAAGATCCGGCAGTCGGCGCACCTGCCGTTCCTACTTTACGCATTTTCTCGCCTGACCCAGATGCAATACGTCTACGCTTTGCATGAATGTTTGAATACAGTCCTCGTTTTGCCATTACCACTTCACCTTGTCTGCCCAAAATGCTCCGCTCATATTACCTTTCGCAATGTTCGCGCCGTGTCTTGCTTTAAAAGACGAGCGTTTGTTTTTCATCGCTTGGCTTTCACCCGCCTTCGGCTTGCCTGATGTATTCGCGCCTTGTTGACCAAACCTGATGGTTTTTACCTTGTCACCGCTCTTTGCAACAACAACGTGGCTTTTAGTCGGGTGACTAGGCGTTCGCTTTGGTTTGTTAAACCCCGAAACTCCTGCTCTTGATAATCGCGGATCTTTTTTCATACGATAGGTAATCCTACTGATTGACGTAAACGCATTTCTGCAATTTGTTTAGTTTGCAAGTCTTGCTGAGCTTCAGCTAACTTTAATTGTTCTACTGCCGCTTTGACTGTGTTCATCGTAGCTTTTGACTCACGCTCTCTTGCTTCAGCGTTTTCAGTCGCCACCTCTGCTTGTTTTAACGCAAGCTCTAACTGTGCCGCTTGAGCCTCCAATTGCTGAGCTTGTTGAATCTGCTGACTCATGGCCGCTGCTTCTTCTTCGTTTGGCTCAATTACTCCAGCCTTCACGCCAGCACTTCGTAACCGACTGATGACCTCATCACCGCCTACCAAATCCATGTTCTTAAACAGTACGTCACCAACAAGCTCACTCATTGCTGGATTCTGCGCGACAATGTTGCTCAGTTGTTCCGCTGTCTCTTGTTTCCTCGTGGTGTAGCTTGGGCCGCTAGATACCTTGATGTCATAGTTACCCACGGCCAGATCCATTGTCTTAACAAACTGCCCTGTCGCACCGTCCATCAAAGTCTTGTTGACCGCAACGACTTCATCACGCTCATCTTCACCAATAATCCTGATGGTTCTTTCTGTGTCGTACACTTGAGGGATCAGGTCTATCGCAATGCGTCCAGCTTGCTCCATCGCGTCAACTAGCTGGTCTTGATACTCGAAGTTTGCCATCTCGCCTTGGAACTGTCTGCGGTTGATCGCTACACCAGAAGTCTCGTTGCCTTGTGCGCCAGTGTTAGCGTCAAAGACACCCGTGGCAGATTTGATATCTTCCGCTGCAAGCTGCGCGTCCTGCATTAAGCCAGGCGAACCTTGCGCGGGTGCTTCTCTAAAAGGCTTTTGTCCGTTGTCAAAGTTGAAAAACATTACTGGGTCATTGCTGACAGCCATGTTCTTCCACTTGTTTTCGTGACCTTTGACCATGTTCGGAGTAACAAAATAAGGCTGTTTAGGCGTGAGTCCAGTAACCTCTACGCTAACGCTTCTTGAATAGTTATAAAGCCTTTGAGCGTCTTTAGCTTTGCGTACCAAGCCTCTGGTCACAAACCGTCCGTTGATGTTTGAGGTCTTGCCAAATACAGGCACGATAGGAATAAACTTACCGACACACTCAACTTCTTCTAGTATCTCAACGCCTGTAATCTTGAATCTTTCGAGCTTGTGACCTTGGACTTTTCTGGTCTTGCCAAGCGTAATACCCATTTGATTCAGCTCATCACGAACTGGGTCAATTTCTTTTAGGTCTACCACTCTGCCGTCTGACAACTGCACCAGCGTATGTTCTTCATTAACAATACGAAAGTAATCAGCAACACGGACAAATTCCTCACTCAACCATGTCTCGTTGTTTCCCGTACTGGTGAAGTCACTATTGCCAGACGATGCTTCAGCCTTTGGATACAGTCGTTCAAACTCTTTGCGCTCCATGTCTTCAAACATAAAACCGTAACGCATTTCAGCTATATTCTGCGCTTGGATGATAGGATCAAGAAGCACACTGAAAGGATTTTTGATCTCTCTTATGAGAACGTCTTGATCTAATGAAACGTCATCAATGTAATCGTGGTCAACAAGTAAACAGCCCCAACCGCCTTTGACTGCAAACTTAAACGCTGTCTTAAACGCTTGAATGCCACGCTGGTCTATCTGCTGTATCAGCCCTTGAAAAACCTCTGCCGTGTCTTCATCACCCTCCTCTGATGCCCTTACCTTGATGGACGGCATGTTCGCCAGTTGCCCACCAACCACTCTATCGACTGAAGCACTCAGCTTGTCGAACGTCAGGCAAGGTCTGTTGTGACGAGACTCTCTTGCACTGTCAGTCCATTGGCCGTCATCGCTGTCAACGAATTCAACATCTTCAACCGACAGCTCGTAAATGTCGCTCCATGAATCAGACGCAGTCTCAAAGCGGTCAAGAGCTTCTGTGATGATGTCTTCTTTTTGTTTGTCTGATCTCTGCATTGTCAATTGCCTAATAATTGCAAATCGCCATCAAACGATTTGTGTATATTAATGTCGTAATTTCTTAATTCTGGGTGCGTCTTTCGAGTAGGCCATTGTTTTTTTGATTGTATTGCTCTTTCAATTGATTCCTCCGTACTTAATTGTTTCCCATCCCATATTTGAGGAATTAAAGTTGGTTGTCCGTTATTTAGCCTTGAATCATTTACTTGAGCAGTAAAAACAGTTTGAACTCCATTGTTGTTTTCTGCAAAAGTTCCATTTATTAAATTATTTAAATGGTGTTCCGTAATTGAGTTATCTGACTCCTGCAACCTTTCATATAGCAAATTAGCCATTACCACTCACTCGCAAATTCTATATCAGGACTTGATACATCGTCCTCGTAACCTTGTGCAAACATCCTGAAAGCATCGCTCCCATTTGATGCCCAGTTGTGCAGCGGGACTTTCCGAAACGTCTGGTAGCTGTCATCATATTGGTACTGGTAGTTAGCTAGAGCGTCCAGCCCTTCAGCGCAGTTCTCTTTGTGAAACCAGCAACGCTTGAACACATCTCTGACCATCGCAATGCCGTCTTCAACACTACTAATCCGTGGCACAGTAGTTATAGGATCAACTCCCATGCCTTCTAGGATTTCTCTTCTGCTTCTGTTGTTTGAACCTAGCGTCTTAACCTCAACATCGTGAGGCAGGTAGTGAGTACCGTACAAGTAACCTTTGTCCTTCAGCACCTTGGCGTAATGATCCAGATCAACAAGTCGGTGTTCGTAGTAGTCGATAAACCTATGTTCTTTGCCGATATGCTGGTGGAACCAGATTGCTGTACTGTCTGATCTTCCAAGGTCAAAAAAGGTATTTACTGGTACAGACTCCACTGGTATCCAGCACACTCTGCCCTCTGCTCTAGCGTCCTTGAGTTGCTTCTGGTAGATCGAGCCGTCTGAGAACTGTTTAAGTTCACCTTCGTAGACATGCAGATATTCTTCTTCGTTTGAGTTTTTTAGACTCTGCATCTCTTCAGGAAGCGTAGTTTGGCTAAAATACGGGTTGTCCCTATAGCTAACCTTCTTGACCATCGCATTTTCTGGTGGATGCTCCACAAACCTTTGGTAAGCTGGGTCACTCTTTAGCTCTGGGTTGAAGCTAATCCATATTTCTGAATTGGGCTTTCTTATGCTTGGTATCAAAGTTCGCCAAGAGTTCTCAGAAACGCGATTGCCCTCTTCTATCCAGCAATAGTCAACGCCCTCAATCGACTTTACCGACTCAATATTCTGATGCAAACCAGAGAATATGATCTGAGTGCCGTTAATACCTCGGACTTCGTTGTTTGTTACCTCGTAGAAATGACTCAAACCTAGTGCTTTGATCCTGCTGGCTAGAAGACTGTGAACAGAGTCTTTGATTGATCGTTGGATCTCTCTGGCGCAAAGGATGCGCTTTGGCTCGTTCCCTGCTCCCAGAAGTAATAACGCTGATGCGAACTGGACTGACTTCCCTGCGCCACGGCCCCCCCAGTAAACTTTGTATCGGTGCGGTTCAAATAGTTCTTTGAACGCAGTTGGAATACTAATCGTCGGGTTCGTCGCTGAATCTAATTTCATAGGCTGCTATGGCAATGGGGTTTTCATCATCGCCTGTAAGCTCAACGCTTTTGAGGCTAGGTAAATACTTATCGACTAACTTTAAACGGCTATCTATCGCTGCTCTAATTCGTTGCACTTCAGTGCTGTCTAACTCAGTGTCCAGTTGCTCAAGTTTGTCAATACTATCAATAACGTGCTGAACATGACCCTGACTACTCAGTTGCTCCCTCAATGCTTCCTGACGAACTTTCTTGTTCATCTGCGCCCTGGTCATCGCCATCCTTTAAATCCTGTATCGTGTTTAATGCTATTTGTAACTGGCCGCCAAGAATCACGTTTTGATTAAGCGCATCATTTCTTTGCTGTTCTAAGATATTGATACGGCCTTTCAGCTCTTCAGCCTCATCCATCAGAAGTATCTACTGCTGACGGGGTTAGTGACTTTGACTTTAATAAACTGCGCGTCTTTCTTGCCGTCTGCGTAGGTTGCCGTGACTTTGACCGCTGAGTCGCCGCTATTGGCTGAACTAGCGTAAAAAGAGGCGACGTTACTGCTTACGCTCGGAGTTGTGACTGTAATGCCGTGTACACCTTTACTTTCTGCGCTCACGCTGCTGACTGATGTGCTGGCTGCGCTCGCTGATTTACTAAAATCAACCTTGTACAGCATATCTGTTGATACAGACTGCGAGTAAACGCGGTTCTGAGAGTCGTTACGATTTGGATTAATTAGAATTCTTCGCATCTTGCGCCTTTTTAATGATGCCCAGCCCCGCCTGTACTAAGGAGTAAAAGGGGATCGCGCAGGGCCGGAACATCTACCTATCACCGTGGATAGCTATGCTATCTTGCCTAACGGAACATAAATAATTACGCACATCAAGCGTTTTCTCGCGCAAACAATTACCACTTAATTAAGTGCGCGTACCTGTATTGAAAGATTTGTTTTCTGTACAGATTACCCTTGCATTACATGTAATAATGTGAATAATAGAACCCATACCAACAATCAAACAACAACAAAGAGAGCAAGCGTAATGAGCAAAGAATTGAAGATACTAGTAGCATGTGAGACGAGCGGAACGGTCAGAGATGCTTTTTTCTGGGCAGGACACGATGCTTGGTCTTGCGACATACTACCCAGTGACGAGCCCACTAACCGCCACATCCAGGCTGATGTTCGGGAAGTTTTAAAAATGGACTCTTGGGATATGTTAATCATAGCCCACCCGCCTTGCACCAGGCTTTGCAACTCCGGCGTTCGATGGTTGCATAAAGCACCTCCTGGTCGGAGCTTGGAGTCTATGTGGTCGGAACTCGATGAAGGCACTGCTTTGTTCCGCGAACTTATGGACGCTGACGTTCCAATGATTGCGGTAGAAAATCCAGTGATGCACAAACACGCGAAGGTACGCATTTGGGGTAATGATTGGAAAAAGCTATCTAAGAATGATGGTGAGTTTGTTCAGACCACTGTGCAGCCTTACGAGTTTGCCGAAGGAATCGACAGCGAGGACAACGTCACTAAGCGCACCTGCTTATGGCTCAAGGGTTTGCCTCCGTTAAACAAGACTAGCGATCTGACCCGCGAGACAGCCAGGGACGATATCCACAAAGCTCCACCGTCAAAAGATCGGTGGAAGATCAGATCAAAATTCCACAAAGGTTTGGCCCAGGCTATGGCTGACCAGTGGGGTGGAATGTTTGCTACTGAGGAGGCAGCGTAATGAGCAACGATCATCTCAATCAGCTTAACCGTGAGCGTGTCCAGAGATTTAGAGACAAACAAAAGCAGTCTGGGCTAGTTAAAGTCGAGATTTGGGTAAAGCCTGAGTTGCGAGAACAACTGCTAGTCTACGCGAAAGAGTTGCGTTAACTGGTTAACGACATTACTTCTTTGTAGTTTCTGGCGTGTTGCATCTCAAACCCATCTTTTGATCCACCTAAATATTCAATTGCATATTTATTATCAATCAGCCATTTGTTGACGTTAATAACATGCTCTCTGTCATGGCTTAAAAACATCGTGACTAACCAGCGTCCAAACTTTCCAGCTTTATCTTTGTGAGTGTTTACGATCAAAATATAACCAACGGCAAATGCTTCATTTATAAATTCGTGTAATTTTTCTTTTACCAGTTTGCCAAATTCTTTGTTTGATCCTCGAATCTCAGGCGTATCCAATCCGTACAATCTGCACTTTTGTTGCGTCATCAAGGTATTAAAACCAAGATCGATGTCTAAAGTAACACTGTCACCATCGTATAAATCGATCATCTGGGCTTTGTAAATGTAAGGCCAATTGTCAAACACTTCTTTTATAACGTCATCTTCCATTACAAATTTCATTTCCATTTTTGTTCTCCCTGGTAATCTAATAGCGCAACAACCATGTCAAACGCTGCTGCTTTAAGTTCTCTGGCCTTAGTCACGCTTGTATGTATTTCTTTTGCTACGCGCTTGAGACTTCCGGTCTTGTAGTAGGCCCGCAACACATCTGGGTACTTGCTGTTCACCTTGCCGATATTGGACACAATCTTGTCTATAAGAATCAAGTCGCTGTTGACTACATCCCTTGGTGGACTTCTCGTTTCTTTCGCAGAGATATAGTTTTTTAAGGGGTTTCGCTTACCGCCTTCCCCCAGGGCAAAGTTGCCATCTAGCATTGACGACGCTTTGTAAGGGTTAGAGCTTTCACGGTCTAACTCACGCACCCACAACTCTAGCAAACGGTCAGCTTTTTCAAGTGTATTCAAGCGCAATCATCCTTCGTTGCAATCGGGCTGCGCGGTTAGGGGTTTGTTTTGCCCATCGGCTATCCATCATCTCAACTCCCGCCTCTACCCACTCTTTGCGTTCTATCGCAGAATTCATGTTCTTAAATTTTGACAACCCCCTTTGCCCTAGCTGAAAAGCCATGTTAATCAGAATGTGTTGAAGGTCTTTCGGTAGCTCTTCCCAGTTATCGTAGATATTCATGCAACCGCTAATGGCAATCTGCACGTCTTCTTGGAACAGCACATAACAACGATGCTCAGTGATGTATTGATCTTTAGGCACTTCTTCCCAGTTGATACCGTAAATCTCTAAGTCCTTCTCAGGATCAGTGTCTAAGATTTTGTGGCCGATTCCGATTGTTGCGTGTAGCTCACTACAAAGATAAGCGTGAAGCACTTTGCCCTCATCCGCTGATATCTCTTCGTATAGCTCTTTGACGTCAACAGTCATTTTTCACGACTGACTTTTTGAATTTTTTCTGCGCTACGCATCGCGCCTAAACCTAGCATTCCCATTAACACTGTAGTCAACAAAGAGCTATCTACCGGCGGCACTGTGAACCAAATGCTTAAAATCGGGGAAAAGATAGTTGAGTAAACAAGGGCAAAACAACATGACCATCCAACTGCTGGCCTCCATCCGGCAACGAACAAAGACTTTGACGCTGCTTCAATTTTGTTTACTTCTAACTGACCCTTCGATAACTCTTGAGCGTGACGCTCAGACATAGTGGCTATCTGATGCGCCAGAGCATTCTTCTCGTCTTTGTCCTCGATAAATTTATCTAACAGTCCCGCTACTGGCCCGATCAACGACTCGATCACGCAATAATAACCAGCAACAACGCACCTATTAATAGGACAATAGCTAGTGCTGCCGATCCTAGAACCGTTTTATTAACAATCTGCATTCTGCTCCAGATAGCCTCGCCAATCTTCGTTAAATACTTTTTCATGTTAAACCTCCTTAAAATTCTTTGTTAAGTTGTTTGTAATATCCAATCTTTGCTGCAAGCTCAACGCGACTCCACTTCCACGGTTGTCTTGACTCTTCTTCCATCATCTCAACCGCATCGTCACCAATCTCAATGCAAAGATTGCGGCGAAATTCGTGCGGCATACCACTTCTGAAAGTGTTGCAGCCTGGACACTGTGGCCGACAATTTGATTCTGAATATCTTGTTGGACTTTGAGTTCTAGGCACATAGTGGCCGTTGTGCATATCTTTAATTGGTTTATTTAGCCCGCAGGTAAAACAGTCAACCGTTACACCGTCTACGCTGTAGTTACGCCTCATGTATTTAGAAAACTCTGCGTCTAACAAACTTTTGAGCTTTCCAACTGACTTGTCTTTAAGCGGCACTCGTTTAGCCACGATTAATATTTCCGTTTCCAAAAGCCCAGTTGTCTTTACCGCGCTCTGCTGAGTCAGCAATTGTAATCTCACCGCCCTGCTGTAAAAACTTTTCAGTCTGTCTGGCAATCTCCAGAGACTCTTTTTGTTTGTCACTCAGAGGCGTGATTGCTTTCCGCAAACCTTCAATCTCTTTCTTTTTCATGCGGCGTGATAACT